CATCGTTCCTTGAGAAAGTAGATAGTCCTCTTCTCATTGAAAGCGCCATTGCTTGGTATGACAATGCGAGGCAGATTGGCTACTCAGGAACGTTTGACATGCTCGCCAAGATGAACAATGGCGACTATGCGCTGCTCGATTGGAAGACCAGCTACAAACAAAAGCCTGATACACAGCTAGCCGACTATCGGATGCAGCTCGGTGCTTATGTGCAGGCCATTGAGCAGATGTATGACATTGAAATCAACGAAGCGCATTGCGCCATCGCCATTTATGACCCCGATACAGAAAAAGGGCAAGAAGCGCAGGTGGTGAGCCTATCGGCAGGGGAATTGGCCATGCAAGCGGGCTTGATGGTGCAGAAGACGCAACAGTATTTCTTTGACCACTATCCAGGCGGAATGCCCTTAACAATTTCTATGGACCGTGGAGCGTAGCCTTTTGGTGAAACGGGCTTAAGCTGGAGCAGCCCGTCCAGGGCCCACTACACTCCTTTGAGGAACAACCAATGCCCTCTGGCAATCTGCCCGTATTTAGCGGCACCGTCGATCTCACTCCCGACATTCTCAATGCTGCTAAAAAAGCCGGCCCCAACGCCCAAGGTAACTACAGCTTCCGCGTGGCGCTGTGGGACAACGACAAGCGCGATAAGGACACTTCCCCTCATTACAAAGGGCAAGTGACCGTCAACAAGATGGAGAACAGCCCCAAGGCTTATTCCAGCTTCTGGAAGAACGATGGCAACGGCGCTGGCAGCAGCAGCCGCTCCTCGTCTTCTGACGATCTGTTCTGATCATGAAGCGCTCCGAACCCATTGACTGGCCAATCTACCTTTTGGCAGTTGGCATTGTCTTGGGCGTTAGTTTTGGAGCGGCTTGTTTAGGGGCATGGGCGGTCCAGGCAATCTGGCCGTCCGTGCCTTTTTGGCCTGCTGCAATTCTTGTTTGGCTCACCATGGGCTTGTTCTCTCGCTCTTCAAACGATGCTTCTCGCTGACAAGGAAATCAGCATCCTCGCTGAAAACGACATCATCTTCCCCTTCACTGGCGAAAAGCGCCGTGAGCTTGACAATGGCACCAAGGCATTGTCCTACGGTTTGTCGCACGCTGGTTACGACCTCCGCCTGTCTCCCAAGGGCTTCATGGTCATCAACAACAACCAAGAAGCCAAGGCGCTAGATGTGAAGAAGTTTGACGAGGGCGTCATGTATGAAGCGACGCCCATCGAAGAACTGGGCAGCACTTTCTTTGTTTTACCTCCTTTTTCCTACGCATTAGGCGTTAGTCTTGAACGCATCACGATGCCCAACAATGTGATGGGCATATGCGATGGGAAAAGTACGTATGCACGTCAAGGCACCATCATTAACGTTACGCCAATTGAGCCTGGTTGGTCTGGCTTTCTCACTATTTGTATTGTCAATCCCCTGGCTTTTCCGGCTCGCATTTATGCCAATGAAGGCATAGTGCAAATCATGTTTATGCAGCTTTCTGGCGACGTAGGCCAAGCCTATGGCAAAGGAAAGTATCAGAATCAAGGCGCTAAAGTATCTTTCGCTGCCGTCTGATGCGTGAGTGCCCTTGAAGATCAGTTTCTCGGACTGTGGCAAGCTCACTATCCCGATCTTACATTGATCAGAGAATTCAGTGATGTTCCCACTTGGGAAGCTGATTTTCAAGAGCGCTATGCAAAATCAAAACGATCTAAGCGTTATCGGGCTGACTTCGCTCACCTCCCATCCAATAGCCTCATTGAAATCCAAGGCGGAACTTTCAATCGAGGCCGTCACGTTACCGGCAGTGGTTATGAGCGTGATGCCCGAAAGTTCAACCTCGCCACAATGGGAGGATGGAGAGTGTTTTTATTGACTAGCCAAACGGCCAAAGACGCCTTTTGGCTTGAGAAGATTGCCGCTGCACTTCGTCATTGACCATTTGCGTAGCTTCATCGAGCAGTTCAGCAGCAGCTTGCAAATCCCATTCTTTCACGGACATGGCTTGACGCAGCTCCAGGTTTTCCTTAACCAACGAGCCCACAGCCTCTTGCATGTTGGACCAACCTTCCATTAAATTTACTGCCACTTCCCGCAGTTTTTCCACGTCAGAGCATTCTGCAATGGCACGCTTATTGGCAGCCAAAGCGAAGTCTCTTTCTAAACTGCGTTCAAACGGACCCATGGCAGCAATGTAAGGACGGCCTTGATAGCTTAACTCTACTGGAATAGAGAAATGCGTGGACATTATTCCAAAACTGTTTGCTTTAGCCTAACCAGGAGGGGCTATGGCAGACAGTTTGTTTACAAGGTGGACGATGGAAAGAAAGCCGTAATTAAAGCTACGGAGCACCGTCCATTTCAGCTTCCACACACCCCACGCGATCACGAATGGTGCCCTGGAGAAGAAGTGGTATATGTGCAGCCAACAGCAGCAGGATGGATGCTGACTAGCATTGTCGGTACTCTCATTGGTTTTGTTTTTAATGGTGGAAAGAAACGGGCAGTAGTTGTCTGGCATTCAGAAACCAAGATCTCGCCTACAATCAGCTTGCAGCGTTTACGCCCGGCCTCTCTGTTTCATGGCTCCCATTAACTCCTCTATTGATCCTTTGAACGATGGCATCAGCTTTGTGCGTCTTATTGACTGGATGGGCAGTTCTATTGATATCGTCTGCGATGCTCGCCAATCTTTTGGCCAAAGCAGCGCTGAATGGTCGGAGAAAGACCAAAAACTCCTGAATTATTTAGTTAAGCATCAACATACCAGCCCGTTTCGTGGTGTTGTAACGAAGTGGCAAGTAAAAGCTCCTCTCTTCATTGCTCGGCAATGGTGGAAGCACGTTATTGGCGGCACTTATGCCAATGACCAATTGGGCTGGAACGAAAAAAGCTTTAGATATTGTGAAGCTGATAGTGAAGAATTTTACATGCCTCGTGAGTTTCGCCAGCAAAGCGATAGCAATAAACAAGCATCAGCCGGCCCCCTGGAAGGCCGCTCCAATGAGATAGCCATGATTGAATATGCCAAGGGCTTGCAGGCCGCCAAAGGCGCTTATCAGACGCTCATGGCGCTTGGTGTGAGTAAAGAACAAGCTCGTGGCGTACTGCCCACGTCGCTCTATACTTCCTTCACCTGGACCTGTAGTTTGCAAGCATTGCTGCATTTCATCAGCCTTCGCTCACCAGCAGATGCTCAAGGTGAAATCCAAGCCTATGCTCAGGCACTATCCTTGCTGGCACGGCCTCTGTTCCGAGAGGCTTTTGATGCTTTTGAAGCCAATGACTGTTCCTTTTGAAGGTCGCCCTAAAGTGTTTGATCCAGTTAACAGCCCCATGCACTATGCATCTGGTGGCATCGAGGCCATTGAAGCACTAGAAGCTTGCATGAGCCCTGAAGCCTTTCGCGGCTTTCTCAAGGGCAATATCGTCAAATATGTTTGGCGCTATGAAAATAAAAACGGCCTGGAAGATTTAAAGAAAGCCAAGTGGTATCTAAAGGCTCTCATCTTTGCCATGGAAATGGAGCAAGAGAAGGAAGCCCTTGATGCCATTGAAAACAATTGTAAAGACGGCTTCTGCCCCATGCCTGGCGCTCGCATTGGAGAAAGGGCCATTGATGAGCCCATGTTCTCTCCTATCAACGATTGCTAAGCAGCGCAAACTGTTCCTAATAGAAAGCCCCCGACAATGGGGGCTTTTTCTTGCGAAGGAATATAAAGGCCGCGATCCTCGGCATATGCTTCCACATCTTGCAGGGAGGTGTGGGCACTGACAAAGCTATGGCAATGCACCCAGCTCGTCAAAATTTCTTCTCGACGAGGCGTCCAGAATTGTTGCGGCCTCCACCATTCAAAAATACGCTCTGCCCCTTTATCTAAATTACAGCTCTTGCAAGATGGCACTAAATTATATTTTGCAAAATGTGGACCTCCCTTGCTTTTGGGAACAATGTGGTCCAAAGTAAGCTTTTCGTTCCACTTGCCGCAGTAGGCACAGGCACACTGCCCGAACGGTCCTTTCAGTGGATAGTCTTCAAAAATGCTTTTTCTAAATCGGCGTCGTGCATCTCCAGGGCGAAGTTCAATGAGAGAATGTAACAGCTCATCGGGACCATTCGCTACTTGCATGGGAGCATATTTAATTTTCTTGCCACTAATCTAACGGCTCAATTTGCCTCAATGAGAATGTTTATAATTAATAAATGCACTGCTATCAATGAAAAATTTTCAAGAAGGTCTTGCAAATTTTGTAGCCACATTGACGGCTGGCATGCTGCTATCCACTGGAGCAATGTTAATTACAGTAGGGAACCAACAAGTTAAGGTGGCCACGCAAATTGAAAGTATCACGGAAAAGCTTGACACTCTTACGGAAAATAT